GCTTTACGCAGGCGGTCTCGTTTTGACAGCGACATGGCCTACGCCTCACCACTACGGATGGGGGCACCACCGCCCGCAGGCATCGCTTCTTCTGGTGCCGCGCCTCCGGCCCCGCCTGCCACCTGGTCTGCGAGCGCCGCCGCCTCTTCCGGTGGCAGTTGCGCCATCACTTCTTGTATCTGCGCCATTTGTTGCGCTTCCATCGCAGGTCTACCTGCTGCCGCCCCTCCGAGGCTCCGCTGCGCCTCTGCCGCTTGCGCCTGCTGCGCCGCTGCCTGTTGCTGTGCGATCAACTCTTCTTCGGGGATCATGATTCGCCCGGGTAGCCCCAGGTTTGTCAGAATCTCTTCTGTGAGTCGTCGTAGATCAACGTTCGGGTTTTCTGCGAGGTAGGGCAGCATTTGGATGAGTGTTTCAGCCATCATGCCGGGGTTGCGGCGAATGGGGTTGTAGCTGACCATCTTGAAGTCGACTTCGACGTCTACGAGGTCTCCATGACTGAGTTCTGCCCACTTCCGGTTACCGGCGATTCGGACCATGCGGGTTTCACGCATGTACTTCTTGCAGAGATAGAACGCTTTCTTGGCTACATCTTCCAGGGCATCGTTGAGGTGACCTTCTCGAGTAGCCAATCGGGTACGTAGCTGAGCATCGATGATGGCCATTTCGGTCGCGGTTCGCGCACCGACTACCTGGCCTCGGGCGGCTTCGGCCAGCGCACTAATGAAGGCGGCGTCATCCTCTTGCCGAGCGACGAACTCTTTGACGCCTTCGGGGTTGTCCGGCATGGGCATCTCGTAGAACAGTGTCGCCAATGTTCTGAGCGCCTCGCTGTTGGACGGGTTGATTCCGATGAACGATCCGGCTGAGGCTTCGACCGCCTTGTTGAGGTCTTCTTCGGTGATGCGTCCTGAGTCGTACATGATTCGCGGGATCATCAGGTAGGTGATCTGCTTCATGTGCGTCAGCAAGTCGTTGATGGTGTCTTGCTGGTTCAGTACAAGCTGGACCTCGCTTAGTCCGAGACAATCGATGCCTGACTGGTTCAGCGAGAACATGCTGTATGGGATGTAGTCGATCTTGTCTTCGAACACGACGGCATCAGCTTGTTTGATATAGTGCTGCATGATGCCGCGTTCGCGGTCGTAGTACTCGTAGATGGTTACCCATTGGAACGCATCCCGTACGGTGTCTGTGGCCCCTTGTTGGTTGGGGTCGAGCAGCCACTTCGGGTATCGGTCGGGCGTGACATCCTTGACCAAATCTGCCTTGTATTGCCCTGACTTGACTCGCTGCTTGAACTCATCGAACGAGATGACAGTGGCTTCAATCCAGTACCGAATGTCATCTGTGTCACGTACAGTCAGGTCGAAGAAGACACTGGATGGGTTGACTGAGCGGATAACTGGGATGTCTTTCTTTGCATCCCATCCGGTCTTGAAGATACCACGCTTGCAGAGGACGGAGTCGATGAGAGCGGTGGCTGCCTTTCGTCTGAACCTGTTGGTTTCAAACACGTATTCGATCAGACCTGTGACCGATGTGGCGGCATCTTGCGAGTTTGGGTTGCGGGCAACTGCACCGACTGATGGGTTGGGTCCGAGAAGCGCACTGACTGCTGTGTCAGCAATCGCGTAAATCATGTTCTTGGAACAGAGGTACGATTGTGTCTGTGCGTTGGTCAGGTCGCTATCACTTGAGGTGAAGAAGCTACCTCGATAAAACCTGCGGGCTTTATCGAAGTTCTTCTTCTCTGAACGTTTGTAGTAGTTCAGATGCCTGTCGATCAGCTTTGATAGCTTTGATGACATAGTGACTACCTATTCTTTGGGGGTGCCGTCTTCGTTGTACATACCTTTCATCAGCGGATTGTCCGCGCGCAGTTTCTGGAACCTCTTGAGATCTTCTCCCTCGAGTTTCGTCCCGCCGAGTTGAACGGTACTTGTGAACTCGGAGTCATCGGCGCGGGCCTCCTTCGTGCTCTGATCCATTTTCTTGTTGAGGTCATCTGCCATGGTTACTTCCAAGCGCTTGAAGCGGGTTTGAATGGTGAAGTGGCTTCACGAACCTTTTTGTCCCGAAACCGGTCGAGTTGTCTGATTGTAACTTGTCCAGGAAGGTAATCCGATTTTACTTCGGCTGCGGGCTGAGCAAAGTGTCGTCTGGAAAGGACGTCTGCGGCCATAACGGCGGTACGTGCTCGGTCAAAGTGATGGATTGTTCCGTCTTCTCCGCGGACGCGCTTCTTGCGGCTTCCGTCGTAGTTCAGCAACTGGTGGAGCATTCCTCGACTTCGGATGATGAGGTCGCCTTGTCGCAGCATCTGTACAAGTCGTGCCTCTGACTCCTGCAATCTCTTGTTGGTGGCGTACCAACCTGGGTGGTTTTGGTCGGTCCACAGGAGGTTTCGTGTACCTTGGTCTTTCAGGATGGCGATGCAGGCTGTCGCGTTGGATTCGACTGCGATGAGCGCCCCCAGGTATCGCTTCTGAACTGAGACGAGCCGTTGAGCAAATCGGTCAGGCAACTCTCGGTCTTCCCAGAACGCGACTTCTCTCCATTCTGTGGCATCCCAGACAGTCAAGGCTGATTTGTCACCTGTGCTTCCGAATCCCGCGGGGTCTGCTGTGATGAGGTATTGGTGGCCTGGCTGCGGTGACTCAAGTTCGTTGCAGGCGAATGCCCCTACGTCGGGGTCGCTCTTGGCTTTTTCGAGCCAGGGTTTGAGCACTTCTGCGGGCATCACAGGGTTGGTGGTACCGAGCCATCCATCATAGGGGTCGGAGGGGTACTTGCATGAGAAGAGGCGAGGGTCTCCGACGAACTCAGTGTTCAATGCTCGTCGACGGAACGCAAGGTTGTTTGCGACCATGCCTTCATGGCGATTCAGGTATTCCAGTTCTGCGGATGTGGGCGTAAACCCTTCAGCACCTTCGCGGCAGCTTGTGTCTTCCCACCACTCGAGGAACAGGGGCTGGAAGCGGCTTTTGCCTTCCATTGCCAAGCGCCACATTTGTTCGTGGTGACTACCTGCTCGTCCAGGTGTTGACTCCAGAATGACCTTGGCATTGGGCCGCTTATTGACTGTGGGGAAGATGTTGATGGCTGCTTTGCGCTGCCACTGGGCTTCACCAAACTCTGTGATAACCAACCGGTCGATTGAGCGACCAATGGCTGGTGAGCGACCCCCTGCTGTTAGAACCTTGATGCCGCCGCCGTGGATGAATTGCATTTGTGTTGCGCCAGCTTTTTTGCCTGGTGTCAGTGGCATGCGGACGTCGTCAGGCAATCTGTTGTAAGCAAACAAGATGCGTTCGAAGATGTCTTCTGCGGTGTCTTGTCTTTCTGCGATGAGCAGACCCTTGACGCCGCTCAAGTACATGCAGTCTCGGAGCAAGAGCATGACAGACACAGTCGTGATTTTGGCCTGACGGAACTTGTTGACCATGAGCCAGCGATTGCTGTCGTATGCCTCGAGCAGCTTTTTCTGTGTATGGGTGGGCTCCATGTAGCCTGTTGACTCGTCTTCTCGGACGATTTGGCACATGGACACGAAGGCGTCTGGTGTGGCAAACAGCGCACGCACCTTGCCTTCGTGTATTCCGGGTGCTGTGGCGAACTCTGCACCACCGACGGCTGTGTTCTTGCCCTTCGGGTTTTGCTTCGCTGTGTTTCTTGCCATAGCCACAATGGTATCATGTTGATAGTCGGGTGCCGAAGCGGAGACTGTAATGACGGAGAACTGGATTCAAGGTGCGATCAAGAAGCCTGGGGCCTTACGCAAACAACTTGGCGTGAAAGAAGGTGAGAAGATCCCTGAGGGTAAACTGACGGAGATCGAGACTCGTCTACGGAAAAAGGGTGAGGGCGACAAGAAGCTGAGCAAGTCGGATCGGAAAACGTTGCGGCGAGTTCTGTTGGCGAAAACCTTGAAGGGGATGAATAAAGGTTGACATTGTGAAAGTATCTGACTTGCAGTGCTAAACTCCATGCTGTATATAGGAAGAAGCACCCACTCGGCGTGCCGGTAAGCCTTTAGGGTTCGGCTGCATACGCTTCGGGCAGGCGAGACCAGTGTCTTTCTTGAACCCTTTTTTGTGAGCACAAAATGGCTATCAGTACTGAACTACTGAATACCACGTTCGCGGATCTCCGCGGGCCTCTGGTAAACTCTTTTGTTCGTAGCAACGAACTGTTCGAAGCACTCAACTCCAAGGCTCGTATGCCCATGGAAGGTGGAACGAAGATTGAACGTTCCTTCTCCGGTGGCGCTCCTGCTCGTGGTGTTGGTGTCTACGTCGGTGACGAACTACTGAACATGACTCGACGTCAACAAATCCGTAAGTACGAGGTTGAGCCCCACCGGATGGTGATGGCTATCAACATCCCCAAGCGGGAACTCAACCAGAACAGCGGAAAGTTGGCTGTCATTCGACTCATCGAGGAATATCCACAGACCTCGATGGAAGCTGCCAAGGCAGACATCAACAAGTATCTACTTACTGGTGTTAGTCGTGGTCTTGCATTCACCTCTTCTGAACTCTATGGTTTGCTGCCCTTGAACGGTCAGTTCTCCTCGGGTATTGGTACCGGCGTGACCAACGGTCTTCTTGACTTCGTTGCTCCTGCTTCCCAGACCGACACGGTTCAGAACGTGGCCAAGAGCAGCAGCTACTTCCACTTCAACCAATACAACGACATCTCGTCCTGGACTGCCGATGGCATCACCCAGCTTCGGAAGACCTACCGTCAGTGCTCGCACTACGCAGGTGGACCGGGCAAGGGTCCTGACATCGTCATCATGGATGATGATACCTACACCAACTTCGAAGACAGTCGGCGTGACAACGTCCGAGTGACACTCGTTGATGACAAGATTGACAAGACCAACACCTTGGGTTTGAACCTTGGGCTGGCGTCTGTCACCTCTTCCATCGACCTGGATCGCACGGACACCACGGCGTTCAGCGGAGTGGCCCTTGATGGCGTCACCTACCTGCTGAACACTGACTTCATCGAGTTCCCGATGCTCGAGGCTCCGAACATCACGGAGTTCAAGGAGCGTGTGGGTGACCAGGATGTCGTGACAGCAATCTTTGCAATGCAGGGTAACATGATCAGCACCAAGGTAGTGGCGCAGGGTTGTGTTTCCGGCGGCGCGGTCTAAGGGGGTACATCATGGCTGGAAATCAGTTCAAGACAGACGAACTCGGCGGGCTTACTTTCTCCGCTACGTACACTACCGAGCAGTACCCCCTGGGTACTGTTGCTTATCAGCACCCAGACGATCTACCTGCGGTCACTATCAACGGTACCGTTGTTGGAAACTCTGGTGTTAGTTCGACGACAAACTTCGCGAGCCTTTCGGGCACGCGTCGTTGGATCTTCGTTCGTGCGGCAGAGGCTGTTGCGGCAGGTGCGCTTTGTGAGTGGGACTCCAACACGTACACAACACCCTTCAGTGTTGAGCCGTGTGACGAGGACGCGAAGGATCGCTATTTGCTGGCTGGAGTCGCGGACAACGCAATCGCGGCAGCTTCTTATGGCTGGATTCTCCAGCAGGGAACTTGTGTCATTCTCGCCTCGGCGGGACTTGCTATCGGGGAAGCTATCGACTCTGATGGTAGTTCGGGTACTGAAGGCTCGGTTGACACAACTGCGGGTGTAGCAGGTAGTATCGGACACGCACTTGAGGCGGTTTCAGGTACTCTGACGAACTACGCCCAGTGCTACATCGATCTGGCGTAGTCGTCCCGTAGTTTATCGCTGCGTGATACACTGGGGGCCGGGGCTCATGTAGCCTCGGCCCCTCATCTTTGGAGGTTGAACTGTGGACGTATCTCTCGCTGCTCTTCGTTCGCGGCTATTCTCTTTGCGGTCCTGGGACTCTACTGGAGAGACCCTCAACAACCGCATTCGAGACGCATTGAATCTTGCTCTGGACCGCCTCTCTGGCGAAGTGCCCGAAGCTTTGGTGCCTGATGAGCAGCACATTGTGCTGTACCCTGATGTCGACGGGGGTGACTCCTCTGTTGCGGCCAAGGTGGCTACGTATAGCAGCGACAAGCGCCTGCTGTACTTCGTTGACACAGCGGGCTTGTCCATCGCTGATTCAAGTAGTGCCACGACATGGCGGCCCACGGTGACGGGTGAGTGGGACGGGACCATGCACATCGAGGTCACGGACGCATCGGACCAGGTTCATCGACGTCAATGCCTTGAGTGGTTCACTAAGACGGACGACAACAACGAGGGAGCCCCGACGGTTCATTACATTGTATCTATCGACCGTCCGATGCCTGACATCACAGCAAACAGCGCGGCTCTCAGCTTCCGTATTCACCAACCTGAGTTCTTCTTGTTGGACGATGTCATGGAGGTACTCGAGCCTGCTCGCATCTACGAAGCCTCTCGTCAGCAAGTGTGGAAGATCGATACAGGTGGCGCTTCTCGTCAAGACATGTTGGATTTCCAAGGCAACTCTAAGGGCCGACCCTATCGATGCTGGCGTGGTCGACACTTTCAGATTCCGTCTCCGACAGAAGCACCGACAGTTCAGCAGGTCAAGAGAGACCCCGCGGCGACTATTGACAGCAAGTTTCATTGGCTTGCATCCAATACACTACGTTCAGGTACATGGTCGATTCGTTACACGTATGTGTGGGGTCGCCGAGACGAAGAATGGCAGCAGTCTCCCATGGTTACCCCTGGAGGCGACACCAACCAAGACAGTTCGTATAAGCTGACTTGGGCCTATGAAGCGGGGTCGGGTTTGGCCACGGGCGTGAATCAGTATTCAGGTATTCATGACCCTGTATGGGAGAGTGCGCCTTCTCCGGCAACTACGATCAAACAGACAGTTACCGAGGGTCAGGACGGCGCGTTGGTCGTTTCAACCACGAATATCGACGAGATGCTCGGGTTTGGTGGGTCTACATCACTTGCTCGGTACGGTCGTTCAGGTCTTCGTATCCGGTACTATGTGGCTCATGTGGCTAAACAGGGGTCAGGTGTTGGTGACTTCAACGCGGTTGAAACGAATCTTCGATACTACTTGTTGTGCGAGACTGAGCCGACCTTTGACCATGTAAGTACGTTGTCTGCTGCGGGTACGACGATTCCGACATCGGTTACAACGACGGCTCGTGCGATTACGGGTGCCCGGATTGTATGGAATGGGCGTCAGTTGTATGACTACTATCGACCGTTGAAGCACAGCACGGGATATTACGCGTGGAAGGTATATCCTCACCAGGATGCACGATATGAGTTGGACTTTCGGGTTCTGCGTTTGCCCCGCAAGTACATTGACGACCAAGACACTGCACCGATTCAACGAGACGCCATTCCATCCTTGATTGAACTGGCTTTGTACTACGTGAGCCTCGATGACGGAAACGACCAACTGAGTGCTGCCGCGCACTTGTCTCGGTATCAAGAGTTGGTTCGTGGGTTCAGGCAGCGCTACGCAAATACCGGAGGTGTAGTCGAACCTGTACCTCTTACGGGTTATCGTGCTCGTAACCGCTACGGTACATTCAGTTCCGGCGAGTAACTTAGTTGGTCCCTTCGGGGAGAACAACAAAGAGGTGTTACATGACAAAGGCAATCAAGTATTACTCCACTCTTACGGCCCTTCCTCGCGCAAGTGTAGGTGACCGTGTTTTTCGTAGAACATTGGTCGGTCAATACGAAGAAGCCCTAATCGTCAGCATCATGAGCGCAGAGCCTGATTCAGAAAACTGGTCGGCTACGCTCATGACGAAGAACGGTGTCGAGCACGTCAACGGGAACGTTGAGCATCGCACAGTTCACGACTGGATGCCTGTTGGTTGGGTGTATGACAAGGAAGCTGTGGTTTGGATTCCGCCGCAAGAGATGCTGCGCGATGATTCCAAGGAAGTTGAACTTGAAGATCCTGTCGAGGCAGAGAAGATCGCGGAGAGCGCAGTATTTGTTGTTCCTTCCCCCTGGGATGGAGAGAAGTACATGTCTTGGCGGTCTCGGGTACTAAAGTCAGTGCCTGCTCTCAAGGGCGCCCCATCGATTTTCTCCAAGCTGTCTGAGTCTTGGAAGCAGAAAAACTACGAGATCATTCTTTGACTTGAGGCTCTTTGGTGTCAGGACCCGCTCAACAGACCACAAGCACAATCGTTATCCCGCCTGGTGAGGGCCGCAGGACTTACTCTCCTGTGGCCCTTGCGTGGTTTGTCGAGAACCTCGAAAGAACTATTGATGACGACTTGAAGAGCGTCAATGGTCCGGCGATTCTTCGTATCAAGAGGCAGGCGTTTACGTCAGATACGGCGGGATTTGGTGCTGCTGATGTGACGTCGTCTACGACGGTTGCTTCTGGGATCACTGATTTCGGTTGGAAAACTGAGCGGCCCCACAGCATCTTTTTTGCGCGTCTCATGAATGGTTCAGCGAATACGCTTCTATACCGATTTGGGTCACGGATATATCGATTTACGGGTAACCAGTCAGACGCCGATGAAGTGATTTTGACGGGGCTCAGCAGCACAGACAATCCTTCATACCCAGACCAGTATGTAGTTATCAATGACCGCATCATCTGGACGAATGGCGTCGACCGAGCACAGACTATTTCATACGATGGTAGTGCTACGGAGTTGGGATTTGCCAAGCCCGCGTCAACGCCTATGGTGATGGGTCCTACCCAACCTGATTTCGACGAGATTCCTCAATACTACCCAAACGCGATGGGGTATTCATGGCCGGGCCGTATTGGCACTCCGGGCGATTTGTTTCGGGGGCGAGAGGGGTCTCTTCTGAAAGGTCAGTGGTATTACTACTTTCAGTACGAAGATGTCTTTGGCAACGTGTCTGAGTTTTCACCGGCCAGTGAGCCAGCATCGATTGGGTCAAACCAGGCAGATCCGTATGTTTCCACGTCAGTGAGGGTTGAAACCGCCAAGGGAAAACAAATAAACCTCGGCCCATTCAAGCGAGGTTCGTTGGTTGGTGAGTACAACACCGACAACAAGCTGACAAAATACTTGTTTTCGGACACAGAGCCCGCTCAAGGTGTTGAGATAGATGATTTGACCCGTAGGTTCTTGCTGAAGGCCAGCGGTGACGCGCCTGAGCACACAGTAGCGACACGAATCTACCGCACAGCCGACACACTACACAAAGA